TCGTCATTTTTTACTAGAATACCAGTACCAGAAGCAGTAGCGTTTAAGTTACCAGTTGCTGCACGTACTACGCGCAGTGAGTTACCATACTGCAAAAACTGTGCAGCCGGGTAAAAATATTTGTAGGTGTTACCGTCAGGTTTTCCGAACTTATTAACTAACTGTTGTTCTGAGCCTACCGTGGTAATCTCTTCAACCGGGCCCCACTGGAATGCACCAGCGATAGCTCCAATTGACGTAGATACGGCAGGAACAACATTAGTCAAGTCAACTTCTTTAACCTGCACACCAGGTGAGACTTGGAATGCCATGTATTTCCCCTTCATTGAGAATTAATAAGTTTTCATAATACGATGTTTTTCACTACTATTATTTATAAATAATAGGATTTAGAAGAATGTCTCTTTCTGGACGAACCATGTGTCTCCACCTATCCGTTCAGTTTCAGGTTCATCTTCTACACCATCGTCGAATACTCCAAACGGAACTAAGTCATCTTCAATTAACTTTTGCTGCTCTGCATAAAGCATATTTTTCATATCAATATCTGTCATTTCACCGAAGAATGGCGTAACGGCAAACCAGCCAAATAGAACTAGATTCATCATAAGATCATCATGATTATTATCTGATGCTTCATAAGAAGAACCCTTAGAGACAAACGTTGACATTTCTATGATTGTATCTTGGTCAACAATATTAATCTTGTTTTGTTCTACAAGATCTTTAATATTAGAACAACCAATTCGCTTGACTTTACGGGTCATTGTTACACCAATTGAATTGGCTTTAATCATAGATTCAACAAACACATTTTCATATTCTAAATCATAATATAATCCATTACATACAACTGATCCTTGATCATTTGATTCTATAACAACATGAGCATCGTTATAAGTCTTAGCGTATTTATATATAATGTCTGGCAGAAGCAATGGTGAGATCATATTATCTCTATATACTGCTACCTGTTGAAACGGTTGTGTAGATACATCTATTATATTAAAAGTTGAATAGTCCATACCTCTACCCTTTGCCACATCGACAAAGCACATATAGTTATGATTCTCTTCTGGTTTAACATATACCTTTACATTATTTTGCGTAAAGATAGGATTCTGTGCCTTTAGCGCAAGTAGTGTATCTCCTGATATCAGAGTATTGCCAGTGCCGTGGAAGGTATTACCAAATTCTTGGTTAAACTGTAACTCTGATGTATTTGCAATTGTTTGTTTCTTCCAGTCCTCATCACGGCCTGGAACATCCCACCAATCAACTCTAAATGGTTTAAATTCATTTGTGCTTTGTACAGCACCTTCCCATAGCTTATGGTAGATATTACCTAAACCATTTGCTGTAGAAGTAATAATTACTTTTGTGGATTTACCTGACGACACAACAGGGTATGTTGAAGTGTAAAACTCTGCGGCATTTTCAACGAAAGCAAACTCGTCGAGGAATAGGAGATTGACAGACATGCCTCGTATGGACGATCCTGAAGTAGCAGCAGCGATGATACGGCTATTATTAGAAAACTCAATGGAACCCTTATTTAATGCTTTACACCCAGGTTGTAGAAAGAACGGTAGGTTCTCAAGCATTAATGTAATACGAGCCAGCATCTCACGTGCAGTTGCACCTTTGTTTGCTAGGATCGCAATAGTCTGTTCTGGATGAAACAGAGCATACCATAGTAAATATCCCACCGATGAGATAGACTTACCTGACTGACGACAGGCAAGCACAATTGAAAATCTGTTATCATTAAAATGATTAAACATCTTTTCTTGATATGGATACAAAGCAAATGGAACGAGTCCATGATCAAGATGCACAACTTTTAGATAGGTTGAAGCAAAATATACTGGATCTCGTAGACACCGGGTATATTCCGTAACCTGATCTTGTGTCCACGATTCCTGTACACCATCTCTTTTAACGTTTGGATTACCTAAGTATCCAAGCTCGTTATTCTTTAGAGTCGCCATCAATTACTTTCATTTTATCTAATAGTTTGCGTTGAAGATCTGAGGTAGATCCAACAAACACGTTATTTTGTGTCATGCCACCAGGTAACATAGGTGAATCTTTGTCTACTTTTTCGACCTCTTTCTTCTTCTTTTGCAATTCCATTAGGCGATCTGCAATCTCTGCATTCTGCTTCATCATATTGGATAGTACTTCAAAGGCTCTAGGATGCTCAGAATCTCGTGCCAATTCGAGCATAAGTTCTATAGCTTCATCGCCCTTTTCAGCTAGATTATAATATTTAGACCTAGCATAATCATAATCATCTTTTACATCATTCATTATTCATTCCATAGTTCTTCAATTGAAGCAACATCTGCAGTGGCATTTGATGTTCCACCGCTTAAGCTGTCAGATGTAGTAAATATACCATTGATTGTTTTTAATATAAGCTTATTATTCTCGTTAGATACTACAACTCCAGTTGCACCACTTACGTTAGCTGATACTGTTTCACCTACAACAATTGTATCATCTGTGTTTGATATTACTATAATTATTCTATCAGGAGTATCTGGCTGAAATAAGGTTTCAACTATAGTATATGCGTCAGTTGAAGCAGCTGCTAAAGGATTTACCTCTACTTTTTGACGTTCTAATGGCTTATTACTAACAGCTAATACATTATTGTAATCTATGCTTACGCTCTTAATAACTCCTTTTGATCCAACACCACCATAGAAATTAACTCTAGTCTCAAAATCTAATGTATATATTATTGCTCTTCGAGTAGTAAAGTCGCCTTCATAGTCATCAGATAACCCTACCGACTGAAGGATAAACGGCTGATCAGATTTAAATGCGTTATCAACTTCCTTTACTGACACAGTATATTCAGGTTGAAAAAACGGAAGTATCTGTTCTAATATTTGTAACGCGTCATCCTGATTTTTTGCTATAATACTTAATTGTAGTTGTAAGTTATAACCCACCGGTCCCAAGACTGTCTTCATCTTATTATTATCAAGAGGATCTGGATAGGTTTGTTTAATCCCCTTTTGTAATTTAGTATTAGTGTTATATGCTAAACCAGTAATTTCAAATGCCATTCTAGGAAGTTTTAATGCAATTTTTGGATCATCAAAACTAGATTGCTGGTCTAGTCTTGCAAGAAATTTTTGCTTAGGCCCATAAGACACTGGAACCTTTACTATACTTTTAGCACTGCCATCGTTTCCTTTTCTAATAACATTAATGTCATTAAACAATGTTCCGAATACAGCTACTGTTCTTCGTATAGCTGCATGATAAAAATGATTACCAAACATTATGTAGCATCTCCAAATGGATTTGATTCTGAGAAGTCAATAATATCATCTGATTCATCCTCAAAGTTAAAGTTACGCGCAGCAAGATCTGTAGTAAATGTACTATCGGTTGCTGAAGATTCCACATCATACACTTTTGTCACACTACATGTTGCGCTTGAAGTTTCTCCAACAAGAGTATTACCTACAGCAAACTTATGGTATAATCCATCTGAAGTTTCGATCTGATTAACGGTTATTGTTGTCTGAGTAATCCCCAGTAGCTGTGCAGATACATTTGTTTCAGGTGTATCAGCTGCAGTACTAGCAGTTATAGAAACACTAGGTAAAGCTTCATAGAACCTTCCTCTATTAGTAAGAGTAATTGTTGCAACTCCGTTGTTCGCATTCATTACTGCTGTTCCATCAGCAGCAATTGGATTAAATTGATCGTTGATTACGTCATTAGTTTGAATAGAAGTTGGTACAGCTATTGTGGTAGAGTTAGCAATAGCTGTAGTATTAACAGAGAGTCCATCGAAATATATTCCATTTGATCCAAAGTCATTAATACCAGAATTTACACCATGGAATTTAACAGCTTTATTTGTAAACCATTGCCCGCCTTGGCCAATAAGAACACTATTAGTAGCTGTTGTACCATTAACAACTCTTGTTCCGTTTACATATATTTGGTGTGTATAAGTTCCGCCTGTATTATCTACAGAAACCTTAATATGATTCCAATCAGTATTTACAAACGCTGCAGAAGCATTATCATTTTTATGATAAACTACTACTTGATTTCCATTTAATTCAATTTTAAAATCACCAAATCTTGAAATTATTCCTGTATATGATTCAGCAGCTTTAGTTTTAAAGAAGAACTCCACAGTTCCTGCAAGTTGATGATCATCTAAACCGGTGATATGATATTTTCCAGGATCTGGAGAATGAACAGACCATGAGCCAAACTTACTTTGATCCTGAGTAATAGTAGAATTAGATAGAGAACCTTCTAACGTTTTATCACTATTATCATGTCCTGAAACAGTAACTGTAGGTATATTACTATAAGAAAATCCAGAATTAATAACGTTAATACCAGTAAGTCGTCCTATACCACGAGATGTACCAAAATCAGCTATAGCCGATGCGCTTGCCACTTGTGCTGCAGCTGAAATATATTTAATTCTTTCTCCCAGTTCAAAAGTTCCAGATTTAGAACCATATTCAAATACTTCTTGATAACCATAATTGTTTTCGATACCATCAACTTCAGCAATGCCCGTATTAAATTCTTCTTCATTGAATTCAAATAGTCGTGCTTGTAATTTAAATACAGGCAAATTACTTAACTGATAAAACGGTTGTTCGTGTTCTACATAACTGATTTCGAAGAATGATTTAGACAGAGGAAGATAAATTAAATCACCTTCGAATGGCCTATCATCGTTAATATCTGAGTTCCATACGCCTACAAGTTTTTGCCATGAACGTTTAGCGACAATGAATGTAGCTTCGTCACGGATTTCCATACCAAACTTTTGGAATATATTGCCCTCGCCCTCAAATCCTTCGGTGTTTTCAATAAACATTTCAACGGTATTTGCAGTATTAAACTCTGATTCTACATCCTCTCCAAGAATGAGATCGCGTTGAACAATCTTGCGAGGCATATAAAAAACATCTTGGCCATACATTTTGATGGACTCAATAATGATGTCCTCAAACATATACTGCTCAGTGTTTACTTTAGGCGAAAAGAATACATTAGTTGGCATGATCTATCCCATATAAAATTCAGGAGGCATTTCGTATTTAAGCTGCATTTCTTCTTCAATGGCGTTAATCTCGGTAACAGCATCATCATATAGCTGACGTCCATTAAGAGTTACACCACCCGGAAGCTGCATGCCTTCGAATTTAATAAGGTTTGCACCCCATTGTTGTTTAATTAGAGATGTCGTATATCTCTTAAGAAGCATATCATTATATATCGCTGTATGTGTATCGGGCTCAACTGTGCGATAAGCGTCTACAATAATGTAATCACCTACTGCTACATCTGATTCCCAGTCAACATCAAGATATAAACGATTCATATGACGACTAAAGCGTACCTGTTCTGGTCCGTTTAGCATCAGATTCATTGTACTGAGATATGACATTGTTTGTGAGTAATTAGCAAGGTTGCCGGTAAATCCCAGGCTGTACATATCGTTAAGATGCATTTGATACTTTGCATCAAACATACTTACGCTTGAATTACTTTCAAACATCGGAAAAATTCGTTGTACTGACAATACCTGATTTGGTAACGAGATATACTCATTTGTTACATCAGTGATTGTGATCTGGTGCTTATGATATACTTTGTATATTGCATCAGAATGGTATTCTTGATAAAATTGCAGAGCTTCATCGACACGATCAGATAGCTGATCTTCATCGACGTTAATCTCAAGGACTGGTGCTCCGAGTTTACGGAGACAGTAATCAATGAGTGTCTGTCTTGAGTTTGGAGCGGCCATGTAAAAATAGTCCTACAGATTAGTTTCTATAAGACTATTTATATGTTTTAAAAACTTGGTATTATGATTTATTCTATACCAGCTGCAGTCAATCTAGCTTGAAGTTGTTCTATCATTGTCTGCTGTTCTTTAATAGCGTTTGTTAATACTGCTACTATAGAAGCATAGTCCATTGAATATGCTGACGCATATCCATTTTCTTCAGGTGTATCTTCATCTTCATAATATTTTACAGCTTCTGGTATAATCGATTGTACATCTTGCGCAATAAAACCAAAT